TCATAGCTGATCTCCTAAATCTTAATTTATCGTATCAAACATACTGATCTGATCAGCTGACTCCCAGGCCAGCATTTCAGTCTTTGCCCTTCGATAAAAAGTACGGTCAATCTCAAAACCATATGCACTTCGCCCTAACTCATACGCCGCGCGTAATGTACTTCCACTTCCTGCGCAGGGGTCAATCACAACATCTCCCGGATCTGTAAAGACTTCTATCAGATTTTTCAACACCTTTACCGGCTTTTGTGCCGGGTGGATTTTCGGAATGTCTTTCCCATCCCTCTCCCAGCGGAACCAGTTAAACACCATATGCCCTGTTCCAGGAATCGTCTTTCCGTTCTCGTCCGTCCTCACGCCGTTTCTGAATTTTGGCAGTCGGTCTCGGTACAGCACAAGGGCATATTCTGTCGCTCCTACGATCCGCATATTTGCTTTTAACACCTGCGGGCTGTAATTCTTACAGAAAACCAATGGTATGTAATTTACAAAACCATGTTTTTCTGCTGCCTTAATCAATGTCTGGATCTGTTCAAAACTGCAAAATACGATCATGCACGGGCTATCACTGCTGCGGCCACGCTGCACCGGTTTCACATCATCTTTTTTTAACATCTTTGAGCAAAAGTGGAAATACTCAAAAAGATTGAAATTGAAGTCCGAGTTAAATGCCGCCTTACCCGCCAGTTTGCTTTCCCCGTTCCTGCTATCCCCTCCTTTGTACCACATTGGATTCGATCCATAAAAGTTATTTCCTACGTTATACGGTACATCCGCAATAATCAGCTGCGCTGGAGGGATTGCATATTTTTTGTAATTCTGCATATTGTCTCTGTATATCTCACATTTTACTTTTTTTGTGTATTTCATTTTTCCAGAAAGAGCCGGGATATCCCATTACGGTGGCCACCGCTCCGGTCTCCTTTCTTAAAATCTTAATTTTAACTCGACTTTAATTCGTTTTAACTCGATACAACAACTACTTGTTTAATACCACAACTGTTTACTACAACTAACCCTTACTTGCCCTGATACGGCTCCGGCAGTGGCATCCAGGCGGTCACATTAGGATCATCCCAATCAGGATACCCCTCTATAAACCAACTGCCATCTGAACAGAGATTGCCAAGCTCTATTGCATCGCTGAAAGTAATACAGCTATAAAGTCCACTTACTGTCAGCAGCACAATAGTATCCTCTTCCGGCAGCCTCTCCTCCACCGGGATCCAGCGGTGCTTGCACTGCTCCTCATTCAGTTCTTTCAGCATATTTCCCTGCTCATCTTTCTGTGTTAATCTCTTCATTCTCGCCTTCCTCCTCCCACTCAAGTGCCTCACCGCATATCTGGCAGTATTTCTGCCCCGGCTCAATCCTCTCATTCTCACATACTGGGCACATAAATCTTTCTTTTCCCTGCGTCAAAATCTTTGCCATGGCTATTCTCCTTCCTCTCACTCTTCAAAACGCCATCATCATTCTGGTGTCTATATTGATCCTTCGGCAGCCTCTGGATCTTAAACCTGTATTTTCGGGCATCGTCTCCTATTCGCTGAAACAATCTGGCTTCGGCCAGCATCGGCGTATCCTCGCAGATGCCAAACTGGAATTCCCGGCGGACACTATTCCAGACGCCATATTTTTCTCCCTCACGGCCATAAATCCATTCAAAATGCTTCATTCTGTATCCTCCAACATCTCTATCTATTCAATCCCATCTATTTTCTTATTCTCCCACATCTGACGAAAACGTTCCCCTGCCGCTACCCGCTGTTCCTCCGAAACTTTCCGTGGAGGACTGCATTTAATCCAGGCAATCGGTACATGAAAAAACGCAGATCCATCTTCATTAACCGCTATAACCTTTACATCCTCTGGATGTGATTCTGCATATCGGAGGAGTTTCGTTTTCCAAGCTGTACCACTGGGAACCGTCACACCTGCATAGTCCCGATCCTTTGTCCATTCAATCGCATATTCATTCATCGTCTTTTCCTTTCCTGCCCGGCATACACCCATAATGGATATGCTGCTCTGTTCCTCTCCTTGTTTTGATATACACATGATCCCCGGCTATATCCTTCCCGCATATGCTGCAGATATAGACCGGTTCACTCTTTGGCGGTTTCATTTCTCCTGTGCCTTTCTGCTCCTAGCTTCCAGCTGATCCAGAAACCAATTAACCAGCGGAGCCGTTACTGCCTCCTCTTCTGTAACAGGGCACGGGCCTTCCCATTTTCGTACCATTCGTACACCATGCGCTTCCATGATCTGGTTTGCATCCTCTATTACTGAATCCCACTTATCAAAATTATCCTCTGCGACACAGTCTCTCCATTTGATCCAGAACCTTTGCATCTGTGTGAGTATCCCTGCCACTTCGTCATTTTTTAATGGTTTATCCAAAGTCAATCACCTCATCAAATGGTATTCTTTCATCCGGCCGGATCGCCGACAGCTGGTTCCAGCCCAGATCCCAATCAAATGTTTCCGGGTTCTCAGAAATCCGTTTGGAACTTTCCTGGTAATAAAGCCTGATTCCGTCCCGGTTCGTCCTTCCCGTCAGCCTGTTTTTATGTACCGTCAGCAGTCTGTCACAATAGGGTGCCTCGTCCCCTGTTTTCTTAGGCTTGGAATATTTCAGCACCACATCAACCAGGTTGGTGATGTTGCTGCTCCCGGCTACATCATCATTTCCGAATTCATTCCCCGTTGACTTCCTTGGATGTGCAATTAAAAAAATGAGCACATTATATTTCTTAGCCATAAAGGCAAGTGCTTTTACAAACTTGGTCTGCTGCCGGTACAGATCCGATGCAATATCATCTGTGATCGCTGTCATAAGGTTATCTACAAATAACACCCGGCACCCGTATTGCACGATCGCCTTTTCCATGGTTTCCAACAGCCCCTCTTCCTCCTCGCCATCCTGTGTAAGGATGCCATTGTCATATATGTATGCCTTTCCCCTGTACCACTGCTCGATCTGTGGGATACAGTTCCCGTCAATGCTGTAAGATGTATATCCAAAATTGGACACCATGGCATTGATATGCATTTTCCCGGCGATCTGAAGATCAAACCATGCCCGAAAATACCAGTCCATAAGCTCTCCGGAATAAAAAAAGGTTGTATATCCTGCTGCTATGGCAAATGTCCCAAACTGGGAAGCCAGGGTTGATTTTCCTTCCCCGCGTTCCCCCGTAAGAAGAATCAGCTGGCCTAAATAAAATCCTCCAATCGTCTTATCCAGGGATGCAATCCCGCTCCGTATCTTTTCCAGCTTTGACAAATCAACCCTCTGTACCTCTTCCATCGGCTTAATCCGTTTTGTCAATATGGCCTGTGCGTTCTCAACAGCCATTCTGACGGCTTCTTTTCCGTGGGCCATAAGAAGTTCGTTTGCATCCTTACAGCCCCTGTAATCGTCCATCCTGACGTGTTTAACGCATCCGTGAAAACGCTGCTGCATTTCTTCCAGCAATGTGATCCTTCCGTTCTCACAATCTCCAAATACTACCAGGGTTTTAAATTGTGAGAGGAAGTCCCAGCAGTACGGGATCCAGGTGAATCCTTTCGCTCCGGTTGGAACGCTTACTGCATTTTCAATCCCTGCTTCCGCAACCGAAAGGGAATCAATCTGCCCCTCTGTAAGGACCAGTGTAGGATTGTCCGGGTTGCAGTGGTTCATTCCGAAAAGCACCGGTTTACAGTCTGCTTCACACCACTCCTTGTTTTTATCAATCCCCTTACGGAATCCGCTGTTTCGATATTTTACAAACTGGAGGATTTCATTCTCGTCATAAAAAGGGAATACCAGGATTCCATCATTAT